ATGACATTATTCATTTATAACGGGATTCAAAATGGCTGAAGCAGACCTACCCGCACACGAAGCTGATGATAACCAGGTTCCTTTCGAATCTGCGGAATCGGCACAGGAAGTAGAGATCGTAGACGACGGGACTACGGCAGAGCAGACCTCGACGGATGAGCACGAGGAATACAGTGAAAAGGTTCAACGACGCATTAACCAGCTCACTAAACGAATTAAAGATACGGAGCGTGAACGTGATGAGGCCACTCGTTACGCCCAAGCGGTCCAACAGGAATCGTCTCAGATTAAAGGTCGTCTACAGACCTTGGATGAAAGCTACCTAAGCGAATACGGCGGCCGTATTTCGGCCGAGCAAAAACAGGCGCAGGATGAACTCAAGCGCGCCACGGATGTGGGCGATACGGAAGGTATGGTGGCCGCGCAGCAAAAGATGTCGCAATTGGCGGTGGCCGCTGATCGATATCATCAGGCTAAAGCCACGCAAGAAAAGCAAGTTGCGGCTGCGCCTCAAGCAGCGCCTCAACCCATGCCGCAAGCCGCTCCGGCCGCTGCACCAGAGGCCCCTGATCCTAAAGCGGAAGCGTGGGCCGAACGTAATCCGTGGTTTGGTTCAGATAATGAAGAGGAGCGTACATTCGCTGCTTTTGGGATACATAAGCGTCTGGTTGAAACAGAAGGATTTGACCCACAATCAGATGGTTACTATGATGAGCTAGATAAACGGATGCATAACGCATTTCCGCATATGTTTGAAGGGAACAGAACGACCACTAGCAACCGACCCGCTCAGACGGTTGCTGGAGTAAGTCGAAGTTCAGGAACTGGGCGTAAAAAGGTTCGACTCACCCCGAGCCAAGTGACTATCGCTAAAAAACTGGGTGTGCCGCTCGAAGAATATGCAAAATACGTGAAGGAATAGGTACATGACAGACAAAGACTCTTTAACTGAAGAGGCAGAAGCTGACAGTGTGCGAACGCCTCGCGCAAAAACTACCAGGGAAGCGACACAAGCGCGCCGACCTTGGCAACCACCGTCAAAATTAGAGGCACCTCCCGCGCCGGACGGTTTTAAGCATCGCTGGATTCGTTGCGAAACTCGTGGGTTTGACGACGCACAAAATATTTCTGCACGTTTACGCGAAGGCTATGAACTTGTTCGCAAAGATGAATATCCGGACTTTGAATCTCCGGTTATGGATTCAGGAAAATACGAAGGTGTTTTCGGAGTTGGCGGACTCCTTCTCGCACGTATACCGGATGAAACAATTGCTGAAAGAACCGCGTACTTTGAACAAAGGAATGCGGATCTCCAGGAAGCTGTGGATCACGATTTACTGCGGGAAAATGCACATTCCACCATGGTGATCGGGAAACCCGAGCGCCAATCACGTGTAACTTTTGGGAGCCGTCAGAAAGGTGAGGCTTAATCACATTTTTGTAGGCTACTAGGGAGAATTCCATGGCAAATCAGGAAACTGCTTACGGTCTTCGTCCCATTGGGTTGGTTGGTAGTGCAGCAAATTCTACGGGTGTTACTCAGTATGAAATTGCTTCTGACAACACAAACGTTATTTACCACGGCGCACTCGTCGTTCCGCTTGCAGCAGGGGTCATTGACCAAGCTGCTGATACAGCAGGGGGAACTACGGCGGGTCTTGGTATTTTAATTGGTGTGGAGTACGTTGATTCTGTACTCAATAAGACCATCTTCAAGAACTATTGGCCTGGTTCGGGCAGTGCAAGCATTGACACGAACTTTCCGATTAAAGCTCTTGTAGCAGACAACCCAATGCAACTTTTCCAAGTTGCAACAGATGCAAGCATTACAGATAGAGCCACGGCTCTAACGGCTGTTTTTGCTAATGCAACTCTGGGGACTTCGGCTAGATCAGGTTCTACTAATACGGGACACTCGACTTCGGCGTTGAGCGTGTCTTCAATTGCCACCACAGCGACACTGGGTCTTAAAATCATGGGTATCGTCGATGACGATGCCAACTCCGATTTTTCGGCTGCCGGTATTCCGCTTGTGGTGAGAATTAATGCACACTACAACTCACCGAACGCGCGTTTCGATTCACAAACGACTGCCACGACAACTGGCATTTAGGTAAGGGGATAATCAATGCCTATTACTCGCGCACAACTCGCGAAAGAGCTTGAACCCGGCCTCAATGCCTTGTTTGGGCTCGAATATGATCGTTACGACCGAGAATTCGAAGAAATCTTCGAAAGTGAATCTTCAGACCGAGCGTTTGAAGAAGAAGTGATGCTGTCAGGCTTCGGTACCGCACCGGTTAAGTCTGAGGGTAGTGCGATTTCATTTGATGACGCGCAGGAGACTTATACTGCTCGTTATACGATGGAAACCATCGCGCTGGCTTTTAGCATTACGGAAGAAGCTATTGAAGATAATCTGTATGACCGGCTGGCTTCACGCTATACGCGTGCGCTGGCACGTTCTATGTCACAAACCAAGCAGATTCGGGGTGCAACCATCCTGAACAATGCGTTTTCCACCAGTTCACCTATCGGTGACGGTGCTGCGCTTTGTTCATCGTCTCATCCCTCTCTGAGTGGTAATCAGCGCAATCAGCTTTCTACTGCGGCGGATCTCAATGAGACCTCGCTGGAGCAGATGCTAATTGACATCGCTGGTTTGACAGACGAACGCGGTCTAAAGATTGCCGTTCGCGGTATGAAATTGCTCATACCGAAAGAATTGCAATTTATTGCAGAGCGCGTTCTCGCGTCCAATCTCCGTCCTGGAACTGCGGACAATGACACGAACGCAGTGAAATCGATGGGTATGGTTCCCGATGGGGCAGTGGTCAACCACTTCCTCACGGACACTGATGCCTATTTCATCAAGACGGACGCACCTAATGGCTTTAAGCTTTTCAATCGCACGCCTATCAAGACGGCGATGGAAGGCGATTTCGACACGGGCAACATGCGGTTCAAAGCTCGTGAGCGATATGCCTTTGGTGTATCAGATTGGCGTTGTGTCTTTGGTACTGCGGGGGCTGCATAAGCCACCGAAGCTTCCATTGAAGCGTCATAATGAGAAGGGCGGCATTGCCGCCCTTTTCTTTTTCCGTTATATTTTTGTTTCTGGGAAAAACAGCCCTAGCGACTGACCCAGCAGACGCTTACGAAGACTCTAGGGCCAACCCTTTCGTAAGGAGGTAATAAAGTGGCGCAGACTACTTTTGCAGGTCCGGTTCGATCTCTCGCAGGATTCATTAATGCTGGTTCAACGGGTGTCGTTAGTCTAACGGCTGATACGACGTTAACTGTTGCATCTCACGCAGGAAGACTACTGCTAACTAACGACGCTGATGGCAAATTTACGTTGCCCTCGATTGTCGTTACAACGCCAGGTGATCCGACAGATCCTGGTCAGCTTAACAATCTGGGTGCGACATTCACCTTTTTGGTGATTACAGCCGCCACGGATATGGACATTTTGACCGATGGAACTGACAAGTTTGTCGGCGGTCTGTATCTGGGTAAAAGTGATGCCGCAGGCAAAACTTTTATGTCTGGATCATCCAACGATGTCATTACCATGAATGGTTCTACTAAAGGCGGAATTGTGGGTTCGGTGGTCACGTGTTACGCGGCAGCCAGCGCAAAATACGTGGTTAGTGGAATCGCGCTTGCTTCAGGTACCGTCGTTACTCCATTTGCTGACGCATAAAGGAGGTAGCTCATGGCTGGTTCTGATGTAATTGCCTATAACTGGGCACAGGGGACGACCGCAGCCATTGTGGGTCCGGCTCGCTCCCGTATTCGTCAGGTAATCATTTACGCAGACGCCGCTGGAGCCTTCACCTTTAAGGATGGTGGTTCTGGTGGCTCAACTATCTTGACGCAAACTTTCCCTACCGGATTGCATAGTTTATGGATTCCGGAGGAGGGGGTGTTGGCGACGGAAGGTGTGTACGTGAGCGCCTTTACTGGCAGTAGTAACCAACTGACTATTTTCTTGTCATAGGGGAAAACGATGCCAAGAGTAGGAGATAAGCACTACCCCTACACGGCTAAGGGCCAAGCGGCCGCGAAGGCGGCTGCCAAGCGCAAGGGCGTTAAGGTTTCCCATGGTAAGGGCTACAACAAAGGAGGTTCTGTGAGCAAATCACGAGTGAATTTAGGTGCCGGTGCCCCGAAGCGTAAGACGCGCAAAAAGCGCGCCGTTAAGATGCAGGGGGGCGGTCCGGCTATTAACCCCAATGTGAATGTGTTGGGTGTTGGTGCTGCAAAAGCTCACCAGGCAGCGCAACGCGGTGGACTCGCGGGGCAACAAGCTGCTACGGCTCCTCGTGGGGTAGGTATGACCGCCCCAAGAGGACAAGGGGACCGCTTGTCACAGGAGAGAGGCCGACCGGCACCTAGGATTCGTCCCGGCATGAAGAAAGGCGGCGGCGTTAAGAAGAAGAAAGGCGGTTCGGTTAAGAAGTAATCAATGGCAACTTCCGGTTCGACTAACTTTGAGCCCGATGTAGCCGATTACGTCGAAGAAGCCTTTGAACGTTGCGGCCTAGAGGTTCGTACAGGGTACGATCTCAAGACCGCACGGCGCTCGATAAATCTGATGCTGGCGGATTGGGCCAATCGTGGCCTCAACCAGTGGACGATTGAAGAGACTTCGATCACGTTGGCTACGGATATCGGGGATTACCCTGGAGGCACCTTGACTATGACGGTGGCTGCTTCGGGAAGCTTTAGCGTGGCGGAAACCATCACGGGATCAAGCAGTGCGGCTACGGCCTCCATTACGAGTCTCCCATCAGCTACTTCGATGGCGATTACGGTCCCTTCCGGAACGTTCACCAGCGGCGAAACCCTTACGGGCGGTACGAGCGCGGCGACCACCACGCTTTCGGCGGCCGTGGACTTTTCGAGTGTTCGAAATACCGTGGACTTTCTATCGGCGGTCGTTACGCGTGACGAAACCGACTACGGCATTGGCCGCTTGAGTCGGGATGAATTTCTCAATATCCCGAAGAAATCGCAAAGCGGCCGCCCGTCCCAATTCTTTTTGGATCGGCAAATTACGCCGGTTCTTAAAGTTTGGCCGGTACCCGACAAAAGTACGGACATCATCAAGTTTAATCGGCTGATCCGCATCGATGATGCGGACGATTACACCAACACCATGGGCGTACCGTTCCGATTCTATCCCTGCTTCGCAGCGGGCTTGGCCTATTACCTTGCCATTAAGAGGGCTCCCGAGAGGATCGCTTTGCTAAAGCCCATGTACGAGGAAGAACTGACTCGTGCCATGACCGAAGATCGGGATAAATCCTCGTTAAGTATTACGCCTGGTCTTAGCTACGGGAGAATTTAGTGGCTAAATACGCACTGGGTAAAAAAGCGTTAGGCATCTCAGATCGTTCCGGTTTCCAGTACCGATTAAACCGGATGAAGAAGGAATGGACCGGCGCGTTAGTGGGCTGGGATGAATGGGAATCCAAGCAGCCGCAACTCCGCACCCGTCGTACGCTGGCCGAAGCGCAAGCCTTAAAGAATCCGCGTCCGGACAAACCGGAAGCTTTAACGCTTGTTCTTAATGTTCCACTGGTGGAAGTAACTTTTATCCCGGTTCTTGCCGTAGGGCAGACGGGTCAATTGACAGTTACAACCTCATGAGCTTCACGTATGCGAGCCTAAAGACGGCCATACAGGATTACACGGAGAACGACGAAACGACGTTCACCAATAACCTGGACATATTCATTAAGAATGCGGAAGAGTTGGTCCTAAAGAACGTTCAGTTAACGGAGTTTCGTAAAAACACCACGGGGACGATGACCTCTTCCAATCAGTATCTGGGCTCGCCCACCGACTTTTTGGCTCCTTTTTCTCTGTCGTTTACCGCCAGCAGCGTCAAAACGTTCCTGGAGTTGAAAGACGTTAATTTCATCCAGACCTTTAACCCAAATTCCACGACGACGGGCTCGCCCCGTTTTTACGCGCTGTTTGATGTGGATAACTTTTTGATTGGTCCTACACCAGATGATGATTATGTTGTGGAGCTGCACTACTAC